TTGTTTTCCACGAACATAAACACCACATTCTGGACCTTCAAGTGAAACATAACGAAGTCTTTGACCTTCTTTTGTTGGATGTTGAATATCAAATGGTTTTACACCAAAAGTTCCAACCGGAGCAGCAACAATTGAACCACCAGTAAATGCTCCAACATTAAATCCAATACCTGCAGTAAAATTTAATCCATTTTGAATTTTAACACCTTGGTCAATATCAACACCAAGGGTTTGAACGAAACCATTATTAAATGATGCACCATTATTAAGTGATAATCCATTATTCGTTGCGACTCCAAAAATATTAGAATTTCCAAGAAAATTAGCTATCCCAGCTACTTCCAAAGAAAAAGGAAGTGCTCCCAATCCAGGAATTGCAGCAGGTGGTCCAATCATTACTGCTGCTCTTGCAGCACCTAGTTGTGGGGTTAAACCAAAAAATGAAAGTCCCGGATTTACAAGAGTACCAGATACAAGACCAAATGCACTACCAACAGTTGCAACAGAAGTATCAATATCACCAATTAAAAGTTTTGCAGATTCCACATATGGTATTTTAGACATTTAAATTAACCTCCACATGGGGATTTGAAGAATTTTTTAATTTCATCAAGACCATTTATGATTTTTGAAAGTAAACTACCATTTAAGATTGCTTCGTGTCCTTCGGACATACCCATACTAATTTCTCCGTGTATTGTAGTGTTTGCACTAACAAATGTTCCATCTAAATCAGCCAATACATTTACAGTTGTTCCTTGAATATCTACTCTCGGTGCCTCGGTTCTAATAGTTTTTGCTGATTTTATAAAAACAATTCCATCTTTGTCTGTTGCTTCAATCTGTACATTTTTTCCCTTTAACACAACATCTCCATTTTTTGCTTCAATTACTATGTTTCCACTTTCTGATGCTATTGTAATTGAGGTATCAGTATTTTTTGCTTTTGTGCCAGATCTAATTTCAATTGATTTATTTGCACCAATTTTCATATTTCCTTGTTTGTATATTTGTATTCCCTGGTTAGTGTCCGTAGTTAAACAATACTCTCCAATACCGTGTCCTACAGTAGTTCCACCACATACAATTTCTACACCATTAATATGTTGACGAAAATAATTTTCTAACTTTTTTTCAACTATTTCGTTTATTTTTTGTTGAAGCTCTTGTTCCGTCATACGCAATCCACCACATTAATAACTTGTTTTTGATCAATAACTGATTGTAAGTTTCCAGTTTCAGTTCCAGTTCCAGTTTCAGTTCCAGGAAGAGTATATTTCATTACTGGAATAACCTCTGCCCCAACTCCTGTATTGGTATTTATATTGATTATTGGACGCCCAGTAAAACCACAAATCGGATCATTTATCTTTTGCGCTTTTACTATTGACCCATTAGGAGAAACAATAGGTATGTATGTATTTTTTCCATCAGTAATTGTATCACCACTCGTATAACCAATACCAGGAGATAATATATAAAGATCTATAATACATCCCGACACTGGACCCGGAGGTTTCGGAAGTTTCGGTTTCGGTATTGCTTTAATAAGAATAAAGATATATGATTTTTTATTATCAAGTGTTAAAACAAATATTACATTTTTATCAATGTTTTCTTTAATATATTGTCTATTCGTCTTAAATGTAATTTGTGATTTTTGTTGAGAAACCTCAAAATTTCCTCTCAAAGAAGCATTTGTTAATATCCTGGAATCGATTCCAGTAATAGTATATGAAACCAAAGTATTATCTGGTATTTCTTTTGTATCTAACGTAATAGTAAATGAGTCTCCAGCATTTACAAAATCACTAGAACTTGATAATCTATATTGAGGATTTTTGACAATTTGTCTTTTCTTCTTAATAACAACATCAATATCTTCATTATAATCATTAAGTTTTAATGTAAATAATTTTATATCATCTAAAAGAGATTGTTTAGTTTTAATAGTCAATGAAGAAGTTTCGTCTTTAACTATAAATGTTCCAGTCAAAGAATTGTCAATATTGTCATTATCAACTCCACTAATAGTATAATCATATATCGATCCATCAATCGCACCAAAGGCTTTTAAAGTAATTACAAATTCAGATCCTTCTGTAATTTCATTTTTAGAAGTGGTTAACTTCAAAATTATAGATGGATCTTTAGGTTTTCTATTTTCTGAATCTACTTCTGAACATATATTATTATAATTTCCAGGACAATAACCAGAACCACCAGAAATCACAATTGCTCCAGTAATTGAACCACCAACACCAACAATAGCATCTACTTGTGCTCCTTGCCCATAACCACTATTATCAATAATCGCAATAGATAATGGCGAACTATAACCAGAACCACCATCACAAACCACTACATCAAATATAGAACCGTTTGATACTATAGGTATAAGTTTTGCTTCATTACCATCACCAAAAGCTACAGCAATTGGTGGAATACAATATGAATATTTGTATCCAAAAGGAACAGGTGATAAATCGTATTGTGTTTGTGGATTTGAAGTTTTTTCATTACATTCACCAAAAGAACTATTATTACTTCCAAATAAACTAATTGAAGCAATAGCACCTTCAATAGAAGACAAATTACCACCCAAACCTTTTGCAATTTTATTTAATCCAGATAAATTAGACCCACGATAAGATACCTCATTTAGGTCAGTATTTTCCGATCCATTAAGTTTTATGTTATTTCTTGCAATTTGTAAAGCTGCTTCTGCAACTTCTATCTGACTATCTGCACCTTCAACTAAAATAAAGTCCTCGTCGTCTTTTACACGAGCTAAATTAGATTCTGCATTTTTTAACTCTTGCTGTAAACGGTCGGGTATAACAACTTCTGCATCTATTGCTTTTGATATTTGAGTCAAATCTTTACTGATTCCTCCCAAAACATCTATATTATCAAGTTGTTTCTGCCAGTCATCTGCACCTCTTTGTAATGCAGCAGACGTAGAAGATATCCATTCACTTGGTTTATTGCATTTAAATTCATCACAACTAATAAAATTATATATTTGAGTTGCTAATGTAGATACGTCCCTTAATATTCCACTAATAGTTCCCAGTCCACCAGTTAACCATTTAACACCAGAAAGGATAGGTTCAAGTGCTTTTTCAATCAAACTCATCAATTTTGCAAGAATACCAGATACTGCCTGTTCTGCTGCACAAATTGTTGGATTTATTACGCCATTAATCATATTTTCTAACATTTTAATTACAAAATCTATCATTACATCAATTAATTTTTCAAAAATACAAAAAATTTGTTGTAATAGAGTTTTTGTTGCTTTTTGTAATACTGGTCCGGTAAGTGAATGCGTTGGGTCAATTTTTTTCTGTAATCCCAAAAACTTTTTAAATAAACCAATTAAACATTTAATAATACCAGTTCTTATACTATTAATAATTTGTTTAACTATACCACCAATCTGTCTAGCAATATTTTTAATAGTATTTGCAATATCTACAATTTCATTCAATAATGGGTCTATAAATTGTCCAATTGATTGTTCTAATGTATTCACAATAGCAATAAAATCTTGAAGAATTCTTGTAATTCCTCCTATCAAATCATTACTACAACGACTTGGAATACGAACATATTTGGTATTTTTAATTTCAAATTTTGCTGCTGCATCAGACGGTTTATCTGACCAAAGACAAACTGCTTTATTTGAAGTTCCTTCTACAGTTGATGTTCCTGATAATCGAGGAATTTGTGGTAATGATTTTGGTTCTGTTTTTGATCTATTAGTAGATGGTATTTTATTTCCTGTATAAAGAGGAGTATTTTTAAATTCAGTTTCTCCCTCTTTTCTTTTTAATTCGTCATTTGTACTTTCTTTTACATTTGCATTACGATGAAGAAGTCCTATAATAACTGGTTGTTGTGCATCTTCTCCATCTAAAAAGAAACCAACACAAGTTTCTCCACCCTGAAGTAACATTGTGCTTCCATTTGCTGCATTTCCCGAAGCAGCATCCAACATCACTTGAGCCCAGGGCAAATCTTCTTCTTTGAGTTTATCATCAAATGGATGATAACCAATAATTCTTACTTTACATCTAAATCCTTGCTCTCCACTAAAAGCATTTCCTAAATTTTCCCGAAACCAAGTATCTCGTTTAGCAACTCTACCAATCCACCAAACGAAACCATCTTTACCGAGAATGCCGGATTTTAATAAACTTTCTTCAATCATTGATTTGTTCCATATAATCCATAACTGTCCCTAACTAATCGTAAAGATGTAAGCATTTCATTTGGCGAAAAATGATGTCTCAATTCTTTAATTAAATAATTTCCACTTTGTTCTTTATCTACTTCTCCCGTTTGTGCGGATTCCATTTGTGGAAATTGTGCGTAAATAATATCACCTGCTTTCAATTTTACATTACACGGTACGTTCATATTTAGTGCTTGAGTAAACAACAAATTATATCTTGAAAAAGATTTAGCCATATCTGCATTATCTCTTCCACTTTCGGCAAAAGTTCCTTTCGAATCTAAAATTCCGTGATCTGATGCTCTTGTCATTATACGAGTAATTGAATCACCAAATTGTTCTGACATTGCAATGCTTTCATTTCCTCCAAGTTTCTTATTCTCCAGTTCATCTTTTAATCTATACTTATAAATATCCAATTCTTGAGTATACATATTATAAAAATAAGTTTTATTTACGTACATTCCAACTCTTAACGATTTCATCAAATCAATATTCTTTTCGTAATTATAATTTAAAATTTTAAAATTATTACTCAAATCATTTGCTTGTATTGCACCAATACCATCAAAAGTATATTTAAAAATATTTTCTTTATCTGAACTTGAGTTTTGTATTTGAGTATTTGAAACTAAACTATCAATACTTCTAAAATTAAAACCATCAATATTTTCATAAAACAAAAATCCAGATGTTCCCTTTGCTTCTTTTCCTGAATTTCCACTTTTTGAATGTATCGAAATTGATTTTGGACCCAACCAAGTCATAATATGAAATGGTTTTTTATTATTTCCGATAAAAGAATAACTATTTGATGTTTGTTCAATTTGTCCTATTTTAGTTGTTTGTAAAACATTTTTTAGAATATCATTAATATGAGTATTGATAGTTGCTTTATTGTATTTTTTATAACATCTTACAGTTTCATTTTGTAGAGCTTCTTTTGATGTTAAGTGTAAAGTAAAACTTTCACTTTTTCTTTGTGCATCTAAACCACTCAGTTTAGTCACAAACATTGCTTTTTCACCATCTAATCTAAAATTACCAAAAACCGTTTCGATTTCCATCGCAACACTTTCTCCACCACGAATTGGAAGTCCATTAAAAATAGAATAAGCATTCATCAAATCAATCGTCATTGTTATACAAGGAGATAATATATCTTCATAATAATCAATTCCAAGAATTGAATTTGTTATATCAATTGTTTTAGTTCCATCCAAAGATGCAATAGTAACTGACTGATATCTTAAACCGGATACTGCTATAGCCATTATGCTGCCGAGAGATTAGTAAGAAGCATTGTCTTCCATAAACTATTTAATATAGCACCTTCACTTGGTCCAGGAAGAATTATAGTTCCACCACCTCCTCCGCCACCACCACCAACAGGAATAAATACTGGTTTTTGTTGTTGTCCACCTCCACCACCTTGATCTCCTCCCATCATTATAGGAATTATGGTTACACTTGATTGTTGTTGATTGTATGTTGGGTATTGTTGTATTGATTGTTGTGGTGGTTGTGATGTAGGTGCAACAGTAGGGGTAACAGTAGGGGTAACAGTAGGTGCAACTCTTCCCATATTTTGTGCGAATTTTGATATTTCTTTTGTTCCAGCGCCAACTACTCTTTGCCCAGGAACATCCTGCATAGATCCACCTGCAATCCTTACCGCATTACTATCACCGATAATTTTTGCATTTTTTCCATATTTTTCCCTAATTCTTGATGCTTCGCTCATTTGTAAGTGTAGAGGATCGTTTTGATCGTATTTTCCTTTTTCTATAGTTGCACCAGAAGCAGTTGCAGCTTCTTGTACTGATTTTGATACTCCTGCAAATTTGCCACTTTCATTTGGAGGAACTACAACAACATTATATCCTTTTGCTTGCAGTTCTTTGATTGCTTTTGTAATTCCAGCTGCACCAGATTTAGGATCTGTGTAATCATTAGTACCAGCAGCTAGAATTGCTGTTGGTTTTCCTGATTGCCCCAGCATTCCCGTTTGAGCACTTACCTTTTGTTTTACTTTTACATTACCACCAAATCTGAAATATTTGTCCATATGTGGCCACGGATCCATTGGGCCACCACGAGTAGACCCATAATATTCGAAGTGTAAGTGGGGTCCTCCTGAGTTTCCAGCACCTTTTGTGCCTGGAGTTCCACCAGTTTTTCCAATAACTTGTCCAGGTTTAACTTCCTGTCCGACACTTACATTTATTTCACTCATATGAAGATATCTTGTTTGTTTCCCATCTACGTGAGTTATCAATATATTTCCACCCGCTCCTCCCCCATCAAAACCAGCAGCAGCAACTTTACCAGGAACAACTATACTAACGGCCGTTCCTTGACCTACTCCCAGATCCTCTCCTTGGTGATTGCCGCCTTTACCATTATTATAATATTGTCTAAATTGACCATAATCTTTGCCTCCTGGATCATTTTGACTTGGCAAAGTTCCGCCAGTTGCCGTATAATCTGAATTATCAACATCGGTAACTGCGGGCCCACCATCAGTTCTTGGCTTTATTTCTTCATGTATACCAGATTGTTCCCCAGAAGGTTCCCCAGAAGCATCTCCCATCGGTTGATCTTTACTTTGTCCCATAGAACCAAATAACCCAGAAGAAATACCTTGCTCAAACTTACTTACAGCAGAACTAAATTTACTTACAATATCACCAAAATTACCATCACCAGATGCTGCTGCTCTTTGTTTTACTTCTTGTTTTTTTAATCTTTCACTTAATTTTTTCTTTATAGAACTTCCGCCCTCATATACTCTATCGGCAGCATAACCACCTAAAAATCCACCAGCCATACTTCCAAGTACAAATCCAACTCCAGGTATTGGAATAAGTGCCTGACCTATTGCACCACCAAGTAAACTTCCGGCAAGAGAACCGCCAGCACCTGCTGCTGCTTTTCCTACGCTTTCCCCTTCTTGCAGTCCAGTCGCAAAATCAAGTCCAGCGAATAAAGCATTTACAACTCCTACTGCTCTTATTCCACCAAGTTTTAATTTTGTTCCACTTACTACTGGTTTTGGTGCTTTTATGTTTCTTGGTATTTTTCCTGGTTTTCCTGTTTTTCCTTTTGCAGGAAACATATTTCCTAAGAAACCAGCAACATCAAGAGCACCACTTGCTAATTTACTCAATAATCCACCAGGTGCTCCAAATGATGATGCAATATTTAATTTTGCAAGTTCTTTTATTTGTTTCTTATCTGGAAGTTTAAGTTTTTCAAGTTCAACAGTTTTAGTTCTTATGAATTGATCGAATTGGACCAATTGTCTTTGAACTCTTGGTAGTTGTTTTGTCCCTTTTGCAAAAAGAACAATATTATTAGAAGCAGAAACAAGTGGAGAAGAAAGTAATTTATCCATTATCCGTCCACAATATTATAAACCATTCTTGAATATAATGTTAAAAAGTTATTTGGATTTGATGGTGATAAAAATGGTTGAGTAGGTCCTTTTTGTTGTGGTGAAGGAGGAGCAGAAATACCTCCTCCTCCACCTGGTGATTGTTGTTGTGTTTGTTGTCCACCACCGCTCGTACCAATTGGAAGATAGTTCACTTGAGGTTGTTGTTGGGGAGGTGGTTGTGCAATTGTTCTTATTTGTTGTTGTTGTTGTGTTGCTGCTGTTGGTGCTGCCTGTGCTGTTGGTGCTGCTTGTGTAGATGTTTGTTGTTGTTGTTGTGTTGCTGCTGTTGGTGCTGCCTGTGCTGTTGGTGCTGCTTGTGTAGATGCGGGTACTACTTGTACAGGCGCCGCTTCTGATTTTGAATTCGCCGGGGATGTATTTTGTAAATTGATGTTACCAAAAACAATCTTCTTAATAGCAACTACTTGCTTTTCAGATAATCTATTTGATTGTTCTGCACTACCGAGTGGTTCAAAATCATTAGCAGTAAATCCTGCTACCTTCATCGCATTGGCAACATCAGATCCAGTCTTTGCATTTTTTAAGTATTTGGAAAAAATCAAAGGATTGAATTTTCCACCTCCAGTAAAATTCACGTCTTCTCCTTTGAATTTTGGAATAGTATAATCTAAGTATTGTTTTTTTCCTGATACTTTATGATATTTTTGGTTTAATTGTAAAAATCCCTTCATATTATCATCTTCACCGCCCATTCCACTGTAAGCTTTATCATATGAGTAATTTGATTCCATTTGACCTACAGCCAGCATTGCACCCGCTGCTGCTCTATCTGAAAGTTTAGTTGAATCTATTTTTCCACTTTGAAAAATGTCTTGAGCAATAGGAGAAAAATTTGATTTTAATCCAGCAGCATCAACTTCTGGAGACATAGTTTCATTCGCAGGAGAACCAGGAGCACCATCAGGAGTAGCACCAGGAGTTTTCTTTGGTTTTTCTATTTTTCCAGCACTTCTGCCACTACCCCGAGAAGACTCAGACTTTTTCTTACCAGAACTACCTTTGACTAATCTATCAATTGCTTTTGAAAATCTATCAATAATACTACTCAAACTATTAACTATATTCCCAGGTATTTCTGGAGCAGCAGCACCAGGTTGTATTGCATCACTATTAGAAAGAGCATTTGTTGCAGCAGCACCAGCAGCACCCAACCCAAGAGCACCAGCACCAAGAGCAAGCATTCCTCCCCTTCCCATTCTTCTATTAAGACCTCTTGGTGCTGTTCTTTTTATTCCACCACCAGGAACATCAACATCAAGATTGATGCCCCCACCACCTGATGGTGAAGTTTTTGGTAAACTCGATAACTGCTTTACGATTTTAATAATTACTTGACGAATTAATTTTGCAACTTCAAAACTTTCACTAAAAGAGGTCTGAAGTGCTTTTAAATTATCTCTTAAACCTTCTACGAATTTTCTTTTTCCAAAAAATTGAATAAATCCTATTACATCTCTATAAAGACCTAAAATCTTTTGAAGTACCCCTGTTGGTTTTGCTTCATCTACTTTTTTAATTCGGTCTTGATAATCTTTTGAAAAATTACCAATAGATTTGTTAATTATATTTGTAACTGAACTATTAATTGTCTGTGCTTGATTGTTATAACTATTAGTTATTCCTGTAGATATTGTTTTGATTATATTATTAATATCTATCGGTGATGGTTGTACACCTGCTTTTTGAAACTTAACTATTTTATTTGCTGCCGATCCAAGTACACCCGACCCAAGAGAATTTTCGCCAGAAATAAATTTCTGAGCACCCAAAAGATTAGACTTCTTTGTTCCTGTAATAGTTTCGGGATTAATAACAGAACTAAGAGCCATTTGATTTTTGTTGTTTGAGATTTTCTTCTTCTATATGTTGCTGAAGTAATGTGACGTATATGTCTCGTTCCCAAGGAACCATTTCGCAAATTTCAGTAAGAGACCATTTATGATATTGCATCAAAGAAAAATTAAGTTTAAAATATGACTCCAAATTCATATGAGCCATAATCAGCCGAAAAAACTGGTTAAACCCTCCAACGTAACTTCGCTTTCTACTTTTGTATTTGGATTAGTCACTTTAATAGTATGTGCAAGCTTCGGCATTGTTTCAAAGAATGTTTCAATTTCTTTGAATTGCTGTGCCGTTAAAGTTTCAATCCAATCTTTTAATTCTTTTGGTGTACAATCTGCTGCTGCCCAACTTTCATCTTGTGTAAAAACTATATCCATACAAGATGAAATAATATCAAAAGATTTATCAATATTTGAAACTGTCTGCTCTTCACTAAAATCAAAATTAGATTTAATAAATTGATTAAGAGATGGATATTTCATTTTCAAAGTCAATTTATCATCAAGACGAATATTAGTTGTGTGCTTTTCGTTTCTTTGAACTTGTATTTCGTCAATATAAATCGTAACTGGAACTTCGGTTACTCCATCATCACTACAAGTAATAATCAAATTAACACTTTCTCCGACAGATTTTCCACGAACATTTAGAAAAATATATTCAATATCAAAAGTAGGTAGTTCTTCTACTTTAATACCTTTAGACAAAATACAATCTTTTAATACTTGCTTGATTGCATTTGTAATTTGTTTTGTATCTTGACTTTCAAGTGCTAAAAGTAGTATTTTTTCTTCTTTTACAAGAAATGGACGATATTTGATTGTCTTTTCGGTAGAAGGTAGAATCAATTCATATTGTGGTGTTGAAATTTTTGGTAAAGGCATTTTTTTCTAATTAAATTCAGTATGAGTATTTAGGTTGCGCCAATATTTTTATCTACAGTATAACGACTATAGCTAAAATTGACTGTTGTTTTTGTTATAGTACTTCCTTCGTAAGATAATGGAAGTGCGGTCAAATTTGTAGGAAATGCTTCTATAAAATAATAAGTCATCGTAGGTTGATTAATAAAATTTGATTTTGTTGATTTTTTATTTGGATTTTTGAGAAAGTTTCTCTCAAATTTTGTAATTGCGATATTTTTTTTATAAGTATCCGGATAATTAAATCTAAAATAATTTTCATTTTGTTTGAATTGATCTTTATCTTGACCTTTGGGACTACCTTGGTATTTACTATCCTTAGAAAAAAGTGGGTCAATATAATTCATCCATTCTTCAAATAAACGAATTATATTATACTTAGAATCTACATAAAAAGTAAGATTAAAATCACTATAAACCCTACGAGTCGGAAATCTTTCTATAACCCCCTGACGACTTCCATATTCTTCAGCCATATCAAAAGTAGAACCAGGAAGTGTTGCTTCTGCACAAAGAAAATCATATTGTTCTTGTTTTTCTGTCCCCAATAAACCACACTTAGTCAAATGAGCAGTTAATGGTGCTGGGTCACCTAAAAGTAAAGATACTTTGAATTGACTAGTTAATGAAAGCGGACCCAATGTACTCTGTACATCAGGCATATTGATATAAAGTTCACCAATTTTATTGGACATACTATCTAAATATGTATAAATCCTTATACTATTTATGCCTATAAATAAGAACTATAAACAAGGAAAATTTAAACCAAAGCATCCCGAAAAGTATAATGGAGACCCAACAAATATTGTATACCGTAGTTCTTATGAACTCAAAATGTTTCATTATTGTGATTTGACGGAAAATATAATTTCATATCAA